CAGCTCACGCACGGCAGCGCGGCGTCACGCAGGCGAATCCATTCGTTGAATACAACCTGCGTTTCCCGCATGTGATCGGCCCGACTCTTGAGTTTCTCTTTGCGGGCCTTGATCTCTTTGCGCTCGATCTGGGCCAGTGACTTGCGGGCCCTCTCCTGGTTCACGTCCTTGATCGCCAGGCCGCAGGCCCAACTGCACACCTTTTGTGCAGTGGAGAAGGACGGCTTGAAGCTCACGCCGCAGGCTGGGTTCCTGCACTTCTTCGCCTTTACTTCCTTGAGGGCGACTCTCATGCGTAACTCCCCAACTGATCGGCAGCAGAAAGCGCGTCAGCTTCATTCTCAAAGTGCGCAGACAACACCAACCGCCAGCATGCGTTGAAGACGTCGCGGTAAAGTGGCTCAAAGGCCGTGTCATCCATGCTTGCCCAACTGATCGACTTGGCCTCTTTGCGGATCCCTTCAGGTGTGTGCACCAGGTGGAAGTGTCCGGCCTCGATCGTCACCCACTCACGAAAGGCTTCGCGGCTCTTGTCTACTGCCGGGAAACGCTCAGCACGCGCTGACTCAAGGCCGGTGATGTAAGCCGCAACCGCGTGCGAGAGCTGCCCCGGTTTTCCGCTTTGCGCCTCGAAAAATTTGGCCAGCCCTCGAATGCCACGCATCTCCTGACGCGGAATCAATCCACCGACCGGCTCCCAGTACTCCCACGCCAGGTCGAGCATCGAGAAGAACTTGCCGTGGAACTTGCCGTTGCGCATGCGAGTGAACTTGCCGTGAATGATCTGGCCTGCCTTCCATTTCTGGACGGTTTCACGATCGGCTTCGGTGGCCGGCACCAGGCCTTGGGCGGTGCGGATAAGTGCGAGTTCAGCCACGGGATGCCTCCTTGCGTTGTGCGGCAGAGATGGCCGCGCGGAACTTGCGCTTGCGCAGATATGTGTCGACCCGATCTGCCTGGGCCTTCTTGAGCTGCTCGCGCTTCTGCCGGGCCTTCGCCGCATCGACGATCTGGCGCACTTCAGCGAGCATCTCACGCAGATGAGGAGACGGCTCCGCGGTAGAACCGGTGATCAGTCCAGCGATGGCTTGACCATCGGTGGTGATGGGCGCAATGCGCAGATCAGTCAGGTACTGGGTACCCGCTTGGAGGGTGATCAGTTGCATGCGGACTGCTGACTCGATCGCTGTGACCCGGCGTGCCGGATCGAGCCCGAGGGAAAGGCTCCAAGTGGTCGGTTTGGCTTCAGCCCGGGCAGCAGATACCAGACGCTCGTAGGCACTATTGAAAGCCATTCGGGCACCAACCACATCCCGGCGACTCAAGATCGGTTGCGCAGCGACCATCGCCTGGCGTATCTCGGCGGTCATCACGACTGTTTCGGATTCGTCGCCTGCGGTCAGTGCGATAGACCACGCCTCATCTTTGCCCGGGCGGCCATCGGCGGCCTGTACCCGCTGCAATACCGCCGCCAGGGTCAGCTTGCCGGTCAACTCTCGGCGGCACGCCTGAAGCGCCTTGCGGATATCAGCGGGGGCAAAGACGGCGAGGTCATCTGCCATCAACTCCGCAGCCGTAGCGCTGATGGTCTGGCCGAGGGTTTCGGCGGTGGCGCAGATAGCGCCGGCGAGCTGTGCACGTTCGTCAGAGGAAAGCATTGCGCGGCCCTCCCTCACGGATGTTCCGGGCAGCTTCCAGCGCGGCGTTGATGTTGGCCTGGGTGTCTTCCTGCTGACGCGCAGTGCGGCCGTTCATTTGGGTCTGGGTGACCCATTGGGTGTGATAGCCCTCGGCATTCGCCAGCAGCTCGCTCAAGCTGTGACACTTGCGGATCAGCTGGGCGTCGTTGATGCCGAGGTAGTACGCGGCAACGCTGTGGGATACCTCGATACCGAGACGGCCGATCAGCAAGCCAACTTGGCCACCGACCTTTGCGTTCCAGACCGGCCAGGCCTTGTACCGCTTGCGGTAGGACATGGCGTAGTTCGCCCAAGTCTTGAATGTCTTGCAGGTCTGGTCTTTGGGGCCCGGCATGTCAGCGGGGATTTCAACCCGTGGCGCTTCGATGCGGTCAACGACCAGTACCAATCCGCCGGACCGGCTCAGCTTGTCCGAGCCGTCTTGCAAATCCTGATTACTGGTTACCTGATTGGTACCCTGATTATTGGTACCCTGATTTGTCGGAGATTTTTCCGACCCTGGCTCGGATTTTTTTCCGACCTTGCTCGGAGATTTATCCGAGGTAGATCGGATTTTTTTCCGACCATCGAGTGCATCAGAGGTCGGATATTTTTCCGACCCATCCAGTTTACGGTTCCACTCCTTGGCCTTCTCGGTCAGGCGAATCAAGGTGATGCTCGACGTACTGGAAAGCTCGATCAAACCTGCGTCTCGCAAAGCTTTCAGTAGGCGGTAAGCGGTGTCGGGCTTATCAGTGAGCAACGGCAGTTCGTCAACGATCTTGGCCTTACTCAACGCGAAGTAGATCCCGGTATCCGTCTTGATTGGATTGGCCCAGCTCGGGCACTCGTAGACGAAAGCGAACAGCAGGGCTTGCTGAGAATTAAGCCCCCACTCCAACGCCTTCGCCTGATTGATCGTGACGGTGTATTGCATTTCAGGCTTTCCCGACCAGTGCTGCCAGTTCGAGGAAACGATCGACGTACCAGTGAGGTTGCGTCTCGCGGGGGGATTGGGGGTTGGTGAGGTTTTTGCCGTAGGTCATGCCCTTCTCGGTCACGCACCAGAAGTCGACCATTTCCTGTTTGGAGTTCTTGCGCTGGAGCTGCTTGAGGAAGCCCTTCGCGGCCAAGGCGCGGTTGAACGCCGCCGGCGCGTAACGGATGCCATTGTCTTTCAGCAGGGCTGTAGCCGACTTGGTGGGCATCGAGGACCCGCCAGCAGCATCTGGCGCGGCGTCGACGGCATAGCCTGGGAGAAACTTCGGGTCCAGGCCGTTGTTCTGGGCGATCTTCGTGAGCATGGCCATCTGGCAGGATGGCGCGGGCTTCAGCAGGCGCGTGAAGCACTCCATGATTGCGATCTCGCCAACGACCTTGGTGCCATTGAGCATGACTTGCTCGCGGGCGCCCTGCTGTTGTTCCAGCTCGCGCCAGCGGCGAATCACTTTCATGCGCATCGGCGCGCTGTAGCCAGTGAGGAGGCAGTCGGTGTGCTCGCGGTCAAGCATGCACTCGACCTGCTCACGGTTTTGACCGTCCAGATAGATGTGCTCAAAACTGAGTACATCTAATTTCAGTTCTTTCAACATCGCTGCGATGTCGCGCTTCACGTTGGCGTGACGCTTGCCGGTGACATTAGCGATCTCGCGGGAGGACATCGTGGTACGCGACACGTTTTCAGAATTAACAAAACGTGTCGCGACATGGTTCGGGGTATTGCTTGAATTGGGTTGGCTCTGCATAATCGGCCTCATCTAGTGGTAATGAATCAGCCGGGGCGCAATCCCGGCTTTTTTGTGCCCGGGATTCAGGCGATTTTCAGCTTCGGTCGGTGCTTTTCGAGCAGTGCTTCTGCCTTCCGGCCGAGCTCCCCTGCCCGCGCTTCAACCTGACGGCATTGCGTGGCGAACGCTGGCAGGTGCGGCAAGTCCTCTTCGCACATCACTTGGTCGTCAAATACTTCGCTGCCTGTATCGATCACATCGCCCAAAGCGCGAATCAGTGCGCCGAAGCTTTTGTTAGCGCATTGATCGCTGGTCATCTGGCGGGCGCCGATCAGCCCATGACGGCCGGCCAATTCGTTGATGCAGTGATCACGGAACTCAGGCTCCAGAGCGTTCACCCACGACTCTTCCAGCCACGACGGCATTTCCTGATCGCCGGACAACCAGCGCTGAACACGCTTCAGCCAGCGGCCGGTCGCCTTCACGAACTCGCCCACGTCGTTCAGGCGCGCCAGCTCGTCGAAGTCGGGGACCTTGGCGTCATTGATTTTCGTGACCGGGACAGTCAGGTAGATCTGACGGCTCAGCGCCTGGGCAAAATCGTCCTGGCTCAGGCTTGTGCGAGCTATCTGGTTTGCCGCGTGCGCGACAAGCACCTGGTCACGGGTTTGCACGCTGTGTCTTGGACTGGACGTTTCCATGGGGACTGCTCTCTTCTAATCTGGCTTCAATGGATCGGCGGACAGGTATGTCGCTAAGCAGCCTGTTCCTTTTTGGTCGCCTTGAACTTGCCCTTGGAAAGAACCTGAATCTGGTATTGGCGGGATTCTGGAATGGACTCCCCCCACATGGTCACGGCGCTCGGACGGATGCCCAGCGCCGCTGCCAGTTTTGTCTTGCTGCCGAAAAATTCGGCGACTTCATGCGTATTCATTGCGCATCCTCGTTCGAGCTTCTCGTAATTTCAGCATGCTTAAGTTATTGCGTCAACGACGTTTTCCACCTACTGCATGCTTAAATTCAGTTAACTTAATATTGAGTCCATGGAAAGACATGAACGTATTGCCCGAGCCATCGCGCTCAGTGGGAAAAAGAAGGGTGAAATTGCTTCGCTTTGCGGCGTGGCAAACTCTGCAGTAACCCAGTGGATTACCGGCGAGAGCAAAAGCCTCAGACCGGAGAATCTGTATGCGCTTGCAAAAGCCACCGGGTTTCGTGCCGAGTGGCTGGCTATCGGCGAGGGGGACGAAACAGAGAAAGCCGAATCCAACGTAAGCGACGCTCGCCAACCCGTTGAGTCCTACCGCTACCCGGTAATCAGCTGGGTTGCCGCCGGCGCCTGGGCCGAAGCCGTGGAGCCCTACCCGGCCGGCTTCTCGGATCGCTATGAGTTTTCCGAATACGACTCGAAGGGCGCTGCTTTCTGGCTTGAGGTCAAAGGAGACTCGATGACTTCGCCCGTCGGGCAAAGCGTCACCGAAGGCACTCTGATTCTCGTGGACACCGAAGCCGAGGCAGCACCTGGCAAGCTGGTGATCGCCAAGCTGCCAGCTAGCAATGAGGCCACGTTCAAGAAACTCGTCAATGATGGCGGGAGACTGTTCTTAAAGCCGCTGAACCCTGGGTACCCGATTGAACCGTTTGACGAGCATTGCCGAATCGTGGGCGTCGTCGTACGGGCGCTGCAGAAGTTCTGACAATGCCAAAGAAGCGGCCGGCAGCCCCCACTACAGAAACCGCTGCAGACATTGAAAGATCTATCCAAGCCTTGAATAAAATGGCTGAACGCCTTTGGGGGGATGGTCGAGAAACCGAGGCGAAAGCCCTCCTTGATGCCTTGGATTCTCTAAACCGGGCGCTGGACCGGATCAGGATTGGCGAAAGTCGCAGGGTTGTTACTCTTCATTGAAGAAAGCCATGGACTCATTGAAAGGCCTAAAGCGGCCTGAGGCATAGATGACACTCACCAAACCCAACCAAGACCTGAAGCGCGACCTCCAGGGCGTCGCTTCTGATTTGAAGTGGTCAGCGGTAGAGCTGATGCGGATTGCAGAACGTGCCAGCCTGGCCGGGAATGAGCCTGACGCCCAAGCCATCATGCGCATGATCACGATTTTTCATAACAATGAGGATCGGCTGACTGCTTACGCTGATGAGGTAAAGGCGGGAGGGATTGTGCGAGAGAAGACTGAATAGAACGGAGGGGGCGAGAGTTTTAGCGGGCGTTGGCTGATACGAAACCAACTATCCTTCTAATAGAAACATAATCCATCACTGATGGGCGCAGGAGAACTAAACGTATGCACAGGACTGCAACTTTCTACGATCTTAAAATTTCAGCACTAGGAATTTCCCGCGCGAAAGACAATTTGGCACTATTCGACGCCGACCCAAAAACGTTAACTGAAATACACTCTCACATTGAAACCCTATTCAATAACGGAGACAAAATAGTTAAGCGTGGCAGAAATGATAAGTCCGCTAAAATTTATCTTTCAGACATGAAAATAAAAGATGACAAGTTGATCTTGCTTATCAATCGCAGCGACCCAGGCGCTCCAGATTCAGTATCTAGCGACCCAGACAACAAAAGCCGTGTAGTTCACGAAAAGCCTCCGGGGCACGGAGGTGATTATTCTGCGCACGTTGTATTTAATCTAAACCCAGCAAAAGGTGACAACTACTACATTTGCACTATCGAAACAGTATATGGGTCAGGATTACATGCCAGCAGTATCAGTGACTACATCAAGCACTTGGTCAGAGCATGTAAAAAGCAGTTTCCCGACCAATATATGATTCCAAACATCAATGGAGCGAAGACGGCAAGAGGCAAGCCTCTTATGGTACACCTGCTTCATGAAATTGAATTTCAAGGACACCCATCGCCTGAGTTTGAGGCGGACCTAGAAGGTGGCACACTATCATCTATGCAGCTCTTAAATTTCTCTAAGGAAGGAGCTGTTTGGGACGACAAGGGCGGCATAACTGAAAGAGTCAGGGTAGTAGAACTGCGACCTCAACAAGACATGCTGGGATCGATCGCAGCCTCCCTTCGGCAAGTAAGAAACAAAATTATCGTCAACAAAGAAGAATACAAACATATTCGTCTTAGGTTTAGAAATGAAGAAGGATCACCCAAAGATGCCATTATTTCCGCCGACACAGGAAAGCTTGTTGACAATCACAAATATGTAAAAAGACATATAATTACGGCACCACTCGTCAACACAAATAGCTTTGAAACTATAAATCCGTTTATACTCAAGGAAGTTCTTGGACTCATGGAGTAACAAATATGCTTATAGGTCAATTGCTCCGACCATTTGGATATCTGACAATTAAGCATCCCTACAAATGGATTGTAGACTGGCTCTACCCAGCCATACTCGCCGGCCTCTCCTTTGCCGCGATACTTTTGGCTTATCCAGCAGCAAAAGTTATTGAGCCGAACGGGCTTGTATCAATGACCCTGTCCTTCGTTCAGTCGTTGCCAGGATTTTACATAGCGGCACTTGCAGCTATCGCAACGTTCGGCAGGGCTGATATTGATGATGTTCTTCCAGAGCCCACTCCCAAAGTTATTGTCACTTTACGAGGACAGGAAAATACGATTGATTTGACCCGGCGGCGTTTTCTAGCAATGCTTTTCGCTTTTTTAACTGGAGAAAGCATCCTCATTGTCTTAATTTCAATTGGCCTACTAAGTTTCGGTGGGGAAATATATAAAATATCATATGACGCTGCAAAAATTGGTCACTTCATATTCTCCGCCATCCTGCTGGCATATTTGATTGCATTGTATCAAATGATTTTAGCCACTTTTTGGGGTCTGTATTATCTTGGGTATAAGCTGCAAGAATAAACGCATTGCCCGGACCAGCGCCGGGCTTTTTCATTCTGGTGTTCACGCTTTTTTCACACCCGAGCACGTAGCGTTGTCCCTGCTCCTTGCACGACCTTAAGCCCGCTAATCCCCATCGCGGGCTTTTCTTTGCCTGCGATTTACTGCAGCACGCCAACCTCTCTCCTAGGCTACTTCCTTTTCGATGGAGGAAACTCCATGCCAGACGATCCCACCTCCGCCCTGCTCTACTGCATCAACCAGAACGTCATGGCTCTTGGGTCTGCTATCGAAGAGATCGACATCTGGATCGATCAGCGTGGCAATGCGGAAACGTCAGGCCGAATCGACGAGCATCTGCAAGGCAACGCTGACGCTATTGCTGAGTTGATGGCTGATCTGATCGCTAGATGGAGCCGGAAGATGAGGCTTATCCAGAAGACTGATTCGTACCCGATCATTGAAGCCCAGCCCAACGCTGAGCTTTTCGTATCCACCCACCCCCGGCTAATCTGTCTCGAACGCCCAGAGGATCGATTCATGGTTTCTGACAAGCTTACCTTATCGCTGCTTTCTCGAATGGCTGATGTCCAACTGGCACTGGCCACAAGCATGAAGGGGATTACCCCTACGACTCAGGCATACCCCGAGCAAGCGTTGCTGCGTATTTCTCACGCCCTTGAGATTGTCGAGGCCGCGGTAGTCGATATCGAGCAGATCCGTGCCGCAAGCAATTCAGACGCTTATACCAGGCTACACTGAGCCGATCGGACACTATCCCCCCTTCCCAGCCCATCGAGCGCGGGCTTTTTGTTGTCTGCACGCCCAATGCTCTTTTGGAGGAATGAACCATGGCCCACCCAAAACTGTTTCCAGCTGTGCTGGCCAGCCTTCAACTGAATCAAATGATGATCGGCGAGGCCTTCGAGGAGATCGCGGCTTGGCTGGAAAAAGAAGGCGCAACAGAGACAGCACAAAAGCTTAGGGTTCGTGTTGGCGATCTGAGATTCAACGCGGAAACCATGGATAAAGCGATTATTTAGCTGAT